CATAACCTTGTTACTAACGAATTCCTTAAACGGGTTCGTAGTGGCGAGGCTACAACTCAAGACTTAAAAGCAGCCTGTGATTGGCTTAAGACTAATGACATAACAGGTGTTGCTTATGACGGCAGTCCTATGGACAAGCTAAACAGAATCCTCCCTAAAGTAGATCCTGAACTAGTACAACGGAGGTTATATGGCTCCAAAACGAGCTAAGAACCCAGGTAAGACTTCTAAATACTACCAATCTAAGAAAGGTAGGAAGTCTTACGCTAAACAAAAGAAGAAACAAAAGAAGATTAATAGTACTGCAGCTAAGAGACAGTATCGTAAATTGTTGTCTCGTAGACGTAGGAAGCTAGGTATTATGGGTAAAGGTGGTAAGGATGTATCTCATAAGGGTAATAGACTTACACTAGAAATACCTAAGAAAAACCGCGCTAGAGGCGGTGCTAAGAGGAAGTAATCATGCCTCAAAACTTTCGTAAAAAACTTTATCCTGGTTATAAAAAAAGGAAAAAAAGGATTCATCCTGATGATAAACCACCTGAAGAAAGATATAAAAATATAAGAGATGCAGAGCAAGCTGTTCAGGATGCTGATATGGAAGAGGGTAATTATTTACAAGATCCTGAAAATAATACACTAGCTATTACTGCTAAAGATATTGAAGAATTAACTGTTAAACAAAAACAACAACAAGACTCTAAACAGAATAAAGAATTCGATAGAGATATCGAAGCTTATCGTAGAGGTCAGAAGAATTTAACTGATGAAGAGCGTCTTGAAAGAATGAAGGATATAACTGCTAAAAGAAATCAGTTGAAAGATAACTTATTAAGTGCTATTACTACAACTACTAATTTTGCAACTTCTACTATAGAAGATGCTAAAGAATTTCAACCTTGGTGGGATGTTGGTGGTAATATCGGAGCATTAGGTGTTAGAGCTATTGATGCAGCTATACCAAAAACTCCACAAGAATTACAAGCTGAATTAGTAGAACTTAAAGCAGCAGGAGCTGCATATCCTGCTTTAAAATTAGCAAAAGAAATACCTATAGTTAAAAAAGGTTTAGGTAAACTTGATGAAGCTACAATTAACTTAAGAAGAAACCTTTTAGCCTCAATTAAAGGAGATCAGATACTTCCAGATGGTACTATTTTAAAGTCTGAAAATTTAGGTAGAAGACAGACTAGAACTAAAACTGGTAAGTGGTTAAACACTCCAGACAGAGTTAGAAAAGATATCTTACTAGGTAAAAAACCTAAACCTACTTTAGAAGAATTAGATCAAGCAGTAGTAGGAGGTGGTAACGAAGTTCCAGGCTGGAGATATGATAGATCTAGTGTTGAAGGTTTTAGTGATGATTTAGCTAAACAACTTCAAAAAGAATTTGGTGGTACTGATGCTCAAAGAAATGCTTTTCAAATTTTACAGAAAAAAACAAAGTCTAATTTACAGAAAGATATAAAAGCTCTTAATAAAAAAATGCAGTTTGATTATCTTGAATTTGCAAATACAGCAGTACAAGAAGGCGAAAGATTAGGTCGTAAGCTTACTGATGAAGATATATATGAAATATTTCTTTCTATGGCTAATAATTCAAAAAATGCTGATTTATTTGATTTAGGTCATGAGATATCTGCTAAAAATATAGCTAGACAGAAAAGGAAAGGTAAGTTAACTACTGCTGATTATAAGAGTAATATGGGTGTAGAAATTAAAAAATCTATTAAAGATTTAATTTTTAGAGAAAGTAAAACTGGTGAAATTATACCAAAAACTAGAACACCTATGGAAACTGGGACTAATGTTAAAGATTCTAATGTTTTAAGAACTGTTGAAAAAGGTAATATTGCTCGTGGTTCTAGAACAGATGCTCCTAAAGTAATTCAATTACTAAAAGGAGTTAGTCCTAATGTAGAGACAGAGTACTTAAGATTCTTAGATCCTCAATTCAATAAAATTCTAACAGATATTGTACCTCCTGACAAACATGATGAACTTATGGATTTTGTTAGAAATGGTATAAAAGAATGGCAGGGTAGAGGTAAAAATACACTTATAGGCCAACAACAGATAGATCAATATCCAAAAAAACTTAGACAGTTAATAGACGATTACTTAAACTTACAGGATGCAAAACCTTATCAAGTGCTAAAAGAAGATATTGATGTCATGAAAAAATTAAAAAAACAATAACTTACTAAATTAAACTATGGCAAAACAAAAAATGATCTCTCATGCAGAGATCGATCAGTCTTTACATTTTGCAAAGCTTGATCAAATAGCATCTAAAAGTAGAAAGAAAAATGGTAAATTAAGAAACATTATGATAGAAGATGGTTCAGACAGATTAAAAACAAACGCATCTGACATACTATAATGAATACTCTTGAATCTCTTCAGTCAGACTTTAAGCTCTTCCTACAAGCTTTGTGGGAGCAGCTTGGTCTGCCTTCACCTACAAGAGCACAGTATTCTATAGCAGACTATCTTCAACACGGACCAAAGAGATTACAGATACAGGCATTCAGAGGTGTAGGTAAATCCTGGATTACTGGTGCTTTTGTTCTTTGGACTCTCTTTAATGATCCAGAACGTAAAATTATGATTATCTCTGCGTCTAAAGAACGTGCAGATAACATGTCAATCTTCTTACAAAAACTAATCATTGAAACCCCATGGCTCAGTCATCTCAGACCGAAACAAGACGATTCACGTTGGAGTCGCATCAGCTTCGACGTTCTTTGTTCTCCTCACCAAGCCCCAAGCGTAAAGTCGGTAGGAATAACTGGTCAACTAACAGGAAGTCGCGCCGATTTAATGATCTTGGACGACATAGAGGTGCCTGGAAATTCCATGACGGAGTTCATGCGTGAAAAACTTTTACAACTCTGTACTGAGGCTGAATCCATCCTCACGCCGAAAAGCGATAGCCGTATTATGTATCTCGGGACTCCTCAGACTACTTTTACTATCTATCGTAAGTTGGCAGAGCGTTCGTACCGTCCGTTCGTATGGCCAGCTAGATATCCAGGAAAAAACAAACTTAGTCAATACGAAGGGTTACTAGCTCCTCAAATACAAGAAGATATAGATAATGATGTAGAACCTTGGTCTTGTACAGACCCAGATAGGTTTGATCATGACGACCTAATAGAACGTGAAGCTTCTATGGGTCGTTCTAACTATATGCTTCAGTTCCAACTAGATACAAGCTTATCAGATGCTGAAAAATTCCCACTTAAAATGGCTGATCTGGTTGTTACCAGTGTCAACCCTGAGTCTGCCCCTGAGTCCGTTATATGGTGCTCCGATCCCCAAAACGTTATTAGAGACGCACCCACAGTCGGTCTCCCAGGAGATTATTTTTACTCTCCTATGCAACTCAAAGGAACATGGTCCGATTATTCAGAAACAATATGCTCAATCGATCCATCAGGTCGAGGAACTGACGAGACTGCAGCCGCATTCTTATCTCAACGAAACGGCTTCCTATACTTGCATGAAATGCGTTCATACCGAGACGGGTACTCTGACAATACCTTGCTCAGTATATTAGATGGTTGTAAGAAATATAACGTTACTAAACTAGTTATCGAAACTAACTTTGGTGATGGTATAGTATCTGAATTATTCCGTAAACACTTAACTACTCGCAAACAAGCAGTAGATATAGAAGAAGTAAGAGCTAATGTTAGAAAAGAAGACCGTATCATTGATTCTCTTGAACCTGTGCTTAATCAGCATAGATTGGTGGTTAATAGGTCGGTTATAGATTGGGATTATAACTCTAATCAAGAAGCAGCCCCAGAAGAACGTCTTATATACATGCTATTCTACCAAATGTCTAGAATGTGTAGAGAAAAAGGTGCTGTTAAACATGACGATAGACTAGACTGTTTAGCTCAAGGAGTTAAATACTTCACAGATGCCCTCTCAATAAGCGCAAATGAACAAATTAAGCTAAGAGAGCTAGAAGAGTTTAGAGACCAGTTAGAGGGCTTCCTAGACGACCCTCAGAGCTCTGCTAATCATTTAGTAATGGGCATGAGTTTAGAACAAAGAAAACAAGCTAAAGGTAACGATTCTGGAAAGCCCCTACCCACCTGGGTTTAGGTGCAATCACT